TTCCGTTACAGGATCGAAAACACTTAGCGCCTGAATACCGACTCTCATCACGTTCGCGTCGTTCCCATATTCGCGGGTCGTGACTTCGGGCTTCGGGAAAACTACGACGGCCGGGAGCTCTTCCTGGTCGAGCGATTTCAGCACCCGCTTAACGTTCGCTCCGCACTCGGTCAGGTAGCCCTTCGCCGTCAGGATGTGCGCGAGCTTGGCCTCGATTGCGGTAATGATCTGTTCGCGGATCGTGTCGCTCATTAGTGCCTCGAAAGTATGTATTCGAGCTCGTGATCAACGGCACGCTCAAGCCTGTCGCCGCCAGCTATTTCAAGCGGCCCGATCACTTCAGGCTTTGAGAGGATGTCCTCGATGCGAGGCCCGGTCATCGTTTCAAGCGGAAGCCGGTACTGTTGCCCCATTTGCTTCCACGGTAATTGCGTGGTGGCATTGGTCCGGGCCCCCTGCCACTCGCGCTGAAATGCCGTTGCCGCCGCTTCGCCTGTTCGGGTTGTGCGATTCCACAAGAAACCATGCCGGAAAGTGACCCGCGTCCCGGCGCGTTTGATCTTTACTGAAAGCCCGCGCGTGGTCATGCGCGAACCCGTGAACGAGGCCAGATTCACCGGGCGACCTGTTGCCGTAAAGGCCCCGTTGACATTTCCGGTGTAGGCGCGGCGTATCGAAAAATCTTCCTTGATTCGCGTTTGCGTCAAATTCAAGTCCGCGTAAACGGCCCGCGCCGCGTCGGTATTGACTCCCGCCAGGGTGTCGTTAATCGCCCTGATCATCACGCGGTTTGCGTCGATGTCGTCGAGTAGTAATTTTACCCGCGCAACGTCTTCAGGATCGAAGTTGATTTGCATTCTCATGTGGAAGCCACCGCCTTCACGGAGTCGGATTGCACGCCGGTCAGGGTTTTGTTTATGGCCCGCACCATGACCTTCGGCACGCCATTCTTGATCTCACCCATGAGCAAGTCGATCTTGGCGATTTGGGCCTGGTCCGCTTTGATTTCGATTCTCACGTCACCGCCACCGTGCAAAATCTCTTGTCACTACCCTGCACCGACTGAACCGTGAAAACGTCGCCGTCAACCGTAAATGTCTCGCCCCGGTTCGGCTCGCGCCCGATGTCGTCAAGCACGAACTCAATGAATACGGTTCCTTGCCATGACCTCGCCTCGAATGCTTGCGGAGTCATCTCGATCGAGTTTTTGATCTCAACGTTAAGCGGAATCGGATCTCCGGCGGCCGGGGTGAATGTCGCGTTCACCCCGAATCCGAAATCGCCGAACAGATCGTCGCCCATTTCGTCGAAGGCCGCTTCTTCGCTCATTTCTTCTTTTTCTTTTTGACGATGACTTCCGGCTCAACCCATGCAACCGGCCGAGTGTGCTTCATTTCGGGCGGCTCCGGCGCTGGAGCTATTTCAACAGGATCGGCTTTTACGGCCACCTGTTCGGGTTCCGGTGTTTTCTCCGGTTCCGCAAATAGCCCTGTCGCCGGATGGCTGCCGCCCGGATCGAGCATCAGGACGAGCGGGTAGCGGCCGGAACGTTGAAACGTGCGCGACCGCTGCCCGTCTGGACGGAAGCCGTCCTCTATCCTGGTGTCGTACATGATCCCCCAGCGGCCTGATTTTTCCAGGGCGTCGAGGGCTTGTTTTTCGGCGGGAGTCAACCCGCCGATGATATGCTTGAAACGCATCTCATCACCTCGTGTTAGGTGTGGATGTTGCTCATCAGGTATCCGCAGGCGGACGCGATGTTGGAAACCACCGTGCCGGAGCTGTCGTAACTCTTCAGCAGCGCCTCGGAAACATGGTGCCGCACCCGGTAAACGTCGCTTCGGGTCTGCTCTTCGCGGTACTCTTCGACAACCGCGTTGCCGGGGCTGTCGGCCGTCCAGAGGAATGTGCGCCCGACGCAGGGCTGCATGATGTCGCGTCCGTTGCCGATCTTGACGAGCATCGCGTAGTCGTCGTTCCAGATGTCCGCGATGGTGGAGTCGATGCCCTTGCCGGCGCTGTCGTAAACTCCGCCGCCGATCAGCACCCGCGGTACGCCGAACAGTTGCGCGAGTTGATTCGCGCCCATGTTCATAATGTCGATTCCTGGGAAGGTGTACTTGATCTGATCCACGACCTGATCGCAGACTTTGAGGTCGAGCATGGTCTGGTAGCTGATGATAAGGGCGTCGGGCTTCATGCCGCAGGCGGTTCGGAAAGAGGCGATGCCATCCTTCACGTCGTCGATCGGCGCGGCCGTGGCCGGCGTGTTCCACTTGACCGTAACCGCGTGGTCTGTGAAGTTTGTCGTATTGAATAGCAGATCTGCGATGCGCTTCTCCTGGTTCCGCATGATCATCGACATGGCTCGCTTGGTGGCCACGATGTCGGCGGTGCCTGGAGCTTCCTGGTCGAGCAGGCTGCGCTCGGAGTCGTCAACGGGCTCTTCCCAGCCCTGCTCAGAGGTGGCGAACTTGCCGCGCTCGTATTCGAAGTCGTCCCTTTTGTACTTTGCGCGGGGCGCCCGGTTCGTGTCGAACAGTTTGAGCAGCGCCTCTTTCGGGATGACCGGGTAGCTCGCGGCCTGTACCGCTGTCGGGAAGAGCGGCATCACCTGCAACCCGATGAAATCGGTGATGTCGGTTTCGTAGAATTCCATGACGGCCTGTCCAAGATCGGGCCGGTAAATCGCTGCGTTCGCTTTGGCTTTCATGTATATTTTCTCCTGTTCAAGTCGGTTTGGTTGATTCGATCACCTGGCCCGGATTAACTGGTCAGGACTTTCTTCTTGTATTCAAGCCACAAGGAGCTCAGCGACCAGCCCGAGGAGGCGTGCGTGCCGGGAGTGAGCCTGCCGGTAAGGGTCTGCGCGCCGGCCGGAACGTCCGCGTGGGCGATGGTGGCCGTGATCTCAGCGAAGGTTGTCGTGGCGCCGGATGCCGCGAAGGTGTCGGAAACGACCGCGCCGGTTTCCTGGAAATAGCTCGCCAGTGTGAAGCTCGGAATGTCGGTTGCCGTCGCCGTGCAGGCCACGCGGCCATGAAGCACCAGGTCCGCGGCGTCGTTCAGATCGGGCGGCAAAGCCACCTGGAAGGCGACCGCGCTGACAGCAGCGGCGGCCCATTTGACTACCTGGCATCCGGCCGTCGCACCCGTTTTCGGCGCGAGGATTGGCACGGTGTCGGAGGCGAGCAACCCGCCATTCGCGGCCGCGTTGGGCGGAGCCATGCCGGTCACTTTTCGCAGGGTGAAGATGCTGATCGGGATAAACGCCTGGATGGAAAGCATGTTGACGAACGCTTCGGCGAGGGCCGCTTCAACGGTCGAAGCGGTTATGATGTTGCCGGAGTCCGCGATGGAAACGGTCGCGGCCGTGGTGGCCTTGACGTTCCAGGGGAGGACCTCGATGTGCGCGCTGCTGACAGCGGTTTGCTGCAAGGCCACGCCCTGCGCCGTGCCGGATGCTGTGTCGCAGACTTTGCCGTCGGCGGCGCCGTAAAGAATCGTGCCGACGTTGATGGCAGATCCCACCTTGCACTCGATTTCAAGGGTTGAACCCATGCCGGCAGGCATGACGGCGACCATCTCGCCGGTTGCGGCAGTGCCCAGGGTGACGCCGATGTAATCCTCGACATCAGCGTAAACGATCTTCACGGGGCTCGCCGTGGTTGCGGAGGTGTCAACCTTAACGCGCCGATGCGCCTCAAGGGTTTCGTTGGCTTTGTAGCTTCTGATTCCTTCTACCCAAGGCATGATAGATTCTCCTTATGTTGATTTCAGTTGATCGGTTTCGTCCGGTAGCGTCGTTACTTGGCGACGGTCAGTCCGGGATTGTTTTTCTCGATGAATTCCTGCCGCGCCTCCGGGTTGAGGCGGTTGACGGCCATCATGGCGTCGGTTTTGCTGCACTTGTGCTGCGCCCGGTACTCTTCGACCAGGACCATGTAGCCCTTGCCGCCCGTGGGCGGGTTGCCAGCGCCGGGATTATGCGCTCCGGATGTCTTCAGGGCTTCCAGGGCCGCGATCCGTGCGGCCTCTTCGGTCGCAGCTGCGGGAGCTGCGGGCGGCTCGCCGATGGCCGACTTCATAGCCTTGTAC